ACCAACGTGGCTTCAATCCTGCCCAGCATCCGGGAAATATCACCCGCTCGGGTGACGGGTACTCGCTCGGCAAAGGACTCATTGAGGGCGTCGTCGCTCATCCTGCCTCAGCTGGGGGTGGGAGCCAGCGAGTAGAGGGTCGCCAGGTTGAACTGTTCGAGCAGTTCTTGCAGTTCCTCCTGCATCTCCTGGTTGGGTGCCAGCTCCTCCAGCAGGATCCAGAGGGCTGCCTGCAGGGCGGCGGGGTTCCCCCGGTCGTTGCGGGCCTCGCTGAACTGGCTCTCGAAGATCGTCAGCCGGCCGCTGATCGTGGTGGACAGGCCGCTCAGCACCAGCGGCAGGACAACCTCCTGGTAGGTCCGCGAGATCAGCAGGGCCCGGTAGAACCCCACGTAATCCGGTGGTGGGGTGTTGGCCGCGTCATAGGCCGCGATCTCCTTCTCCGTCGCATCACGCACGGCCCACTGCTGCAGCCAGGCCTCCTTCCCGCCCACCTCCACGGGGCCCCAGATCGGGGTCACCTCCTCCACCCTCTTGAGGCGTGGATCGACCACGGGGGGCTCCGTTGGCTTCGGACGGGCCACATACACCCCGACAGCTGCCAGCGAGGCTAGCTCGTGGTCGGGCAGTTCGGCGCTCAGGCTTAGATGTGGCTCCTGGGCCCGCAGGTTGGCTGCGGTGTAGGGCCACTGAATGTAATTTTCGCGGAGTCGGAGGAGGTCGGTCATGGTGGTTAAATCATCGGGGGAGCAGACTTATATGGGTGGCCTGCCGCAAGGATGCTCTGCTGGTTCCACTCAGCAGGGCTAGCCAGATAGCCTTCGCACCTTTGTGCTATGTCGATGGCAGCGGATATCCCCGCAAAGGGCAAGATCAGCCACTCGAATATATCGCCAACCAATGGGATCACTGGACCCGCAGAATTGCCGGCTGCTCCTATCATCATCTGATGAGTAGAGGTCGCCGAGGACGCAGTATTTGTGAGTGTATTGCCCTGAACTGCCGTATTACCGTTGATCCTGATCAGTGATCGATCGGCGGCGGCTGCCGCGCCGGGGTTGTTGATTACTGTGATAATTGTGGGCGTATTGGCTAGATGGGCGTTGTCTGCCGTTTCATTGAATGATGCAGCACCCGCCACCCCTCTGGATATTTGAGTAATCAATCTGTCATTGACCGGCCTGCTACTTCTGTCATCATAAGCAATGTAGAATCCCACATTGCTTGACGATGCCGCGTTTGTTCCGCATAGTGCGTAAATCGCGTTAGGGTTACCGGTAGTTCCGGCCCTCCATAAAGCGATGAATATCCCACCAGTCGGGTTGTGCAGGATGTCCGTTATTGATTGTGCGCCAGCAAAAATCAGAAACTGCGACCCGTTAAACGTCAGCGCGGCCCTACCATTTAAAGCATTTGACGTTATCGTAGGCCTGTTTCCGGTAGTCCCCTGGTCATAGTTTCTCCCAGCAGTTCCCTTTACGTCTCTTACTTGCTGGACGCCCGACGATACTGTAACCGTACTGGCGACATCCGGCCTCCCCCATGATTCCGTGGTGGTGTCAAAAGGCGTCCATGGCCGCTGGCCGCTGGCAGCCGCCAAGAACGCCAGATCCTGGAGCCCGAGCGTCACGCCTGTACCCCCCAGGCCGCGATGCAATCCGCGTCCGCCGTGCCGAAGAACGTCAGCGACAACACGCCCGTCTTTGTCGCTGCGATGTTGGCCGGCTTCGACCCGAGGAACACCCACCCCGCCGGCACTGTCAGCGTCCGCAGGGTGCCATCACAGATCAGCCGGAGTGTGACCGTCCGCCCGTCCGCCCGGTTGCTTGAGGTCAGCGTCAGGTTCCCGGTGAGGGAGATGGTGCGGTACAGGCCGGTGAGCGCCGCCATGTCCAGATCGATGGTCGCCGCGTAGGTGATCGCTGCGGAGGCGAACGTCAGCGGCTGGGCGCCAGCGTTGGCAGCCGTGATGTCGTCCAGGTGCGCGATCGTGCCGGACTTGTTCTGCAGCGTGTAGGCGCGGTCTGCCGTGTTCGAGGTGCCGTCGAAGGTGCGGATGAATCCGTTGGCCCCTCTCCACGAAAGTGCGTTGCTGGGATTCGCGTAGAGCGTGAAGCCTGTGGTCGGTGCTGCCGGCGCCGTGCCCGCCAGGAATGACGCCAGCGTGAGCCGCCCGCTGGTGGGATCGATCAGCAACCCCGAGGCACCAGCGAAGGCGCCGCCCGCTGTGCGGTACTGCGTCTGGCCCGTGCTGCCGCCAGGGGTGGGAAGTGTGGGGATGCCACTCAGGTCCCCATAGGCCCCGCTCAGGGCCACCGGGCTCAGGCCGAGGAGCACCTGCTGCGCCGGCACGTTCGCCGCCGTGAACAGTGCCCTGCCGGCCGCCGTGCTGTCGCTGATCGAGGTGGCCAGCTGCGTGTGGGGCAGCGGGGCCCTGGCATCGGTGAACCGTGCATCGTCGCCAGCGGCCACCGTGCCGGCTGCGGTGCCGACATTCCGCGCCGCAGCGTTGCCCAGGGTCGGGCGACCGCTCAGGTCCGCATAGGCCCCGCTGGTGGCCACCGGCGCCAGGGCTGCGGCGATCACACCCAGGGAGTCGAGCAGGGTCTTATCCGCTGCGGTCAGCAGCCCCGCCAGGAGGGTGGTTGCCGCCGGCACCGTCGCATCGACGCCGGTGCTGCTGGCGATGTCGAGGGTGCTGGCGTTCCTGTTGATGATCGACAGGCTTGTGGGGGATCCGCCTTCTCCCCCGCCACCCGGCACGCCCCCGCTGTCTACAAGCTGCCGCTGGGTGAGTGTGCCGCCCCAAGAGGAATCTTCGCTCATGCCACCCATGAACTGGTTCAGCGTGACGCCGCCACCCCAATCGAGGTCTTCCCCGGGCATGACGAAAGGAGGCGGCGACTCCCTGGAAGTCTACGTGGGTGCAGAGGTGGCGCCATCCCTGCGGCGGATCACGCCGGGGCCAAGGAGTGGGAGCGCTGCGGCTGGGCGTTATGCGGTCCTGGCGATGCTCAGGAAGGCATCATTTCGGTTGTAACTCAGCGGGTTGCCAGAGTCCTGCCAGATTTCAAAGCGGATATTATCCCCCTGCGCAAGATAGAGGACGGCAGTGGCGAATACCCGCGTGTAACTCGTTGGGTGCGGAGGGAAGCGCATTTCCTGGCCGATTGGCGCACCGTTTCGCAAAATCTGAATCTTCCTGTTACCCGTGCTGTTGGCGTTAAAGGTGGCCGTTGCGTTGATCAAATACAGGCCCGATTCTTTGATATAAGCAGCGGCTGCATTGCTTGATGTGCTGTGCAGGCCTGAGGCGTCGTAAATCTCTGTGCCGAGCAAGTCCACAGCGGTCCACTCGCTGGTTTGCGTGACCCCTGCATTTGCGTCCCCCTTCAGGGTCGCACCGGGGAACTGAATCCCCTGATAATGCACAGCAGCCCCGCTCACCTCGCAATTCTTGCACGAAATGGTGATGTTCTTGTTGTAGTCCGTGGCGAGTGGGTTGATCGCAGGAACATTGTTCGCAAATCCGTAGCCAGTGGTTGGCACTGCTTGATTGTCCTCGACGGAGCACCCAACAAACTTTATATCTCTTGGGTACAAGCCATCGCTGTCTGTGTCTACATAGAACCCAGCCCGTGTTACATCAGCCCACCCTCCGGGCAGGCAGTTGACAGCCTTGCACCCTACGAAAAGGAGGCCCTGAGTCCTAAAGCTGTTGTTAGCAAGCGGGTGGGCAGGTTCTTGCGAAGAGCACACAAATCCGGATCCGGTCGTGTTATTCGCTATGCACCCAACGATCAGGCCATCATGGGTAACGTTGGCAAACTTAAATCCCCAGGTGCCTGAGTTGTTGGCCGCACATCCTGTCAGCGTGAAACGCCTGTTCCCTTCGTAGGAGGAAGGGCTTGTGCCGTCGATAACGCTTCCTGAAAAGTCGAAGCCTTGGTCGGCGATGGTAGGGATGCAGTTGTTTACGGCGAAGTCTCGGCACTCAGCAAAAAGGAATCCACGGGTCCACTTCAGCGTGACAACTCCGGCGAGCCTGGTCCGTAAGTTGTATGCCTGGCAGTCGTCAAGTGTAAAGTTAGCGCAGTTGTTAATATGGAATCCATTCTGCGAATCATTGGTAGGGTCCGGGGAAGATCCTGATACGCGGTCTCTGACCATGCAGCTGACCACGCTGAAGCGCTTGGCGTGACGGATGTGGATACCAGTGCCGCAACCATTCCCGGTAACGGTGACGTTTGAAATGTAAAAGCTCTCGACGTAGGTAGTAGTGGTCCCAGGGCCGGAGCCGGATTGAGTGCCCAGAACGAACAGCCCGCTATTCACGTCATCCCCGAACAGCGTTGTGATATTGGTGCCCATGTTGATATTGACGTTCTCTACAAGGAAGCCAGAGATTCCCTCAATACGCAAGGTATGAGCTTGGGAAACGGTAGTGTTGCCGATCTGAATGAGGGTTGCGTTCCTTAGGCCCTTGAAAGATGTGGGCTGAAGGGTTCCATTGATCGCATACGAAAGCCCCCCTCCGTCTATAACTTTCCCGCTTTCAAGTGCGGCCTTGAGTGCGGCCCGGTCATCCGTGACCCCATCCCCCACTGCCCCGAAGGCCAACGGGGTCAGGGTGGTGCCGGCGGTGCCCTCGATCTCGGAAATGAGCTGCTTGAGCGCTCGCCCCTGGTTGGCGCTCAGCGCCGCCAGTTGGCTGGTGCTGGTCAGGTTGTCGATCACCTGGATCAGTGGCGCACCGCCCGCCACAAGGGCAATGGCGTCCTGCGTGATCGCCACCCGGTCGATGTACTCCTGAACTGCGTACAGGTTCTGGAGGTCTGCAGCGGTCAGCTCAGCAGCCGTGGGCGGGCTGCCGGCCTGCCACACCGATACCAGCGAATCGATGGGGGTCACCCTCGCCACCGTGACCGTCTTCCCCAGTGGCGGGGGGACGGTCACGGTCACCAAGGTGTCACTCGGCCAGGTGAAGCCAGTTCCCGGCGCCAGCTCGCTCTCGAACTCCCCGGTGGTCGCGTTCCTGTTGATGTAGACCCGGACGTGTTCGCGGGCGATGTAAGGGAACGGCACCGCGAACGTGACGGTGGATCCATTCCCATCGTAAGTGCGATAGGAGTAAGGGGTGGGGAGCGCCACGGACTGCTCTGCACGGGTGCAGAGTCATTCTGCCGGGTCGTCCTCCTCGCGCCTAGTTCGGCGTCGTGCCTGGTTCAGGGCCGGGTTGGGGGTCCAGAAGCCGGTCTCGTAGCCAGCGCGGCCCGCAGTCCCCAGGCCCGCCAGGGCGCCGCCGGTCAGGTAGCAGCTGTCCACCTTGCCGCCGTGCACCCGGCAGTCAACCAGAAAAATTACCCCGAAGGCGATGGCCAGCCAGGAGGCCCCGCCGATGGCGCGGGCAGTGGCGCGGGGATCCCTCACCTCGCGCCACTCAGGGCGTTGATGATCGCCTGCAGCTTCTCCAGCGACTCCTTGGTGCGGGCCTTGACCGCAGTGGTCTTGGCATCGCTCCAGGCCTTGGCCTCGGCGCTCTTGCCTTCCCTGGCGCGAATCTCCAGCTCGTTGCGGGTCCGCTCCAGGTAATGCTCCTTGATGATCTGGATCATCAGCTGGGCCGGCTGCTGGCGTCGCAGCGACTGGGGCATGTCCTTGCGGGACAGGTCGGAGGTCAGCCGGGGGTCGGCCTCAAACCGCTGGTAGAGCGGGTCGTTGAACAGGGAGCGCATGGCCTCGGCCACCTTCTTCCCCCTGACGTGCTTCTCGAGGTAGCTGGCCAGTTCGATGCTGACCGTCTCCCCGTCCTTCACCCGGACCCCGTTGGGCAGGACCGCCTGGTACTCGATCGGGTATCTGGCTGTGATGTTCCTGCCGGTCATCTCGTTAAGGGCCAGCAGCTTGTCACCCCTGACCGATCCGTAGATGTCCACGAACTCCCGCTGCAGGGCTGCAGACATCCCCACCCCGTCGAGGTTGCGGCGGCGGAGCTGCACCGGCGGGTCCAGCGCACCCATGGCCTCCAGCTCGGGATAGATCGGATCGTTTGGCCAGGCGCCAGGGAAGCCGATCGGGATCACCTTGGCGAAATCGATGCCGGCGATGTGGCCTCGGGGGCTGCCCAGCCAGTCCACATCTTTCTTGTTGCCTTGGAAGCCGGCCACGAACGGCACGGCGCTGTAGGCGAAATCCCGGAGCCTCTTCTGCACATCGGCCAGGGGGCCATCGATGTCACCAGCGAGGCCCAGCTGGTACTGCATCATGGGGGTGTTCTTGCCGTCCTGGTACTGGTTGGCCAGGTCCATGCCGAAAAGGCGCTCGACCGAGTTCACGGCGCCGACGAAGGGCACATAGCCGCCCTTCACCATGAAGCCACCGAACTTGATCAGCGCATCCCACGCATCCATGTTCCCGTCCCCCAAGGCACTGACCAGTTGCTGCAGCTGAGCCATACCGGTGCCGCGCATGATGTAGCCGGTCAGCACCTGGGCGACCCCGTTGAACAACTCGTTGCCGTCCAGGTCGCTGGCGCCCGCCTTGGTCGCCGCGTCCTTGACGTCCTTCCACAAGAACAGGGTGGACAAGATGGGGATGCCGCCCAGGTAGGGGAGCCCCATGAAGCTGTTCCGCTTGGCGGGATCGGGGTGGGTGTTGCCGGTGATCAGGCCTGCCTGGTCCACGGCGGTGAACAGGGACAGCAGGCCCAGGGAAATGACCCAGTGGCCAGCCACTTCCTGAAAGAGCTCATCGTCCGAAGCCTTCCGGAACCCTTCGCCGACGTCGGAGAAAAAGCTCCCGACCCCCTTAAAGTCTGTCTGCTTATAGATCATCGCCAGCATCTTGATCGGGTCGTAGAAGGGGCCGGTGGCCAGCCGCAGATCGAACAGAGTGGCATTGGCCGGGGCCCGCCAGTAGGGCACGATCGTGTCGAGCCTCCAATCCTTTTTCGCCGCCATCACTGTGCGGTCAACGCCGCTGATCCAGTCTGTCCCGGGCTCCGCGCCCATGATGCGGCCCCAGTCCGAACTCGGCGTGCCCTGCATCCGCATCTCGGCTGAGTAGTTGAAGGCCCGCACCGATGCGGGGGTGGCAAAGGTTGGGCCACCGGCCACCTTCTGCTTCACCATCAGGTCCATCACCTCCTGATCGGTGTACCGGAAAAGGTCGTCATCGACCTCAGGCATCCCGTCAAGGCCCAGCTGGCCATCCATCTGGCCCAGTTTGTGCTGCTTGCGATACGCCTTGATGTTCGCCTCCGTGGGCGTCACCTGATAGATCGCCTGTTCGATCTGGTCCTGCACCCAGACGTCACGCTTGGCGGGGGTGTCCAGCTCCAGCGTCACTGCCTCAGCCCTGGCCTTCACCTCCAGGTCGCTCATCAGGTGGAACATGTATTGGAACTTCCCGTGCACCTCATCGAAGGCGCCGAGCAACCGGAGGGCCGGCTGCAGGGGCATGTCGTGCCACAGCTCCTGCAGCTTCAGTCGGACGGCCACATTCAACTTGGGCCCGGCCATTGCCACGTTGGCCAGGAAGTTCTTGGTGGCCCACTGCTGCTGTGCGATCCGGTTGGCCTCTGCCCGCACCTCTGCGTTGGTGCTCATCCGTTTGCCGTAGGTGTCGGGGTTGCCCCCGAACTGACTTTTGCCCCTGAGCACGGCATCCTTGAATAGCTTCTTAAGCCCCTGCCGCGTCATGTGTAGGGCGTAGTTGTAGGCCTTGGCGCTGATCTTGGCGCTGTCCAGCAGCCCCAGCCGCTTCAGGCTGCCGGTGCCGGCGGGGACCATCACCAGCCCGTTCTTCATGGTCTTCTGAAGGGGCCCGTAGAGCATCATTGAGATGTTGGGCATTTCCCCGGACTTGATCAGGGTGACGGTGCTCGATAGCTGCGAGTCCTTGACCCAGGCCCGCCCCAGTCGCATGGTGGTGTTGAACCAGTCCTTGTCCAGCTTGGCCTTGGGGTCGATGCCTTCGATCTCCAGGGCCTCCACGATGTCCCGGAGCTGCTGGGCGCCGCCGGGGCCCTGATCCACCGCGTCGATGATGCGGCCGATCACGGAATCAGGACCGACATCCTCAGCCGTCAGCCCCAGGGTTTCCTCCGGGCCTATCACGCGGGTGGGCATCACGTCTCCATCCTTGGCGCCCTCGGCGCCCCCGGGGATCAGCCGGTCCTCGGGCTTGGACAGCCAAGGCACATCAATGAAGTCGGGGATGTCCCCCTCGATCATGTCCGACTGCAGGCTCCGCAGGGTCTTGGCGGTTTGCCCACGGGCGAAGGCCCAGTGGCGCTCACCCAGTAGGGCCAGCTTCGACCACTTGTAGGCGTCTTGCTTGTACGCGGCGGGCACCTCGGCGCCGGGCAGCCCCTCCATGAAGTCGGCCAGCCTCTCGGTGGCAGCCATGAGCTTCTTCTTCGTCCGATCGGCGAACAGGCGGATCCTCGCCATCCGCTCCACCAGTCCGATGAAGCCCGCGGCGTCGTTGGCCATGCGGGCCTGCACCTCGGGCACCGTTACCCCGAACTCGCTCAGCGCCTCGGCCATGACCTCGGCCATCCGCTCGCGCCCGTACACCTGAGTGACGAAGGCGTAATCCTTGGGGTCCATCTTTTCCCAGGCATAGCCCAGGGCCCGCGCCAGCTTGGCGTAGTCCTTGGCTTGGGAGATGTCAATCTCCCGCAGGATCCGGTCATAGTTCTGGAACTGCCCCTCGGATCCCACTGGGCGCCGCCGCAGCCCCATCGACCGATCAACGAAATCCTCGAGCTGCTTGCTGTCCAGTGAATCGGCCAACTGCTGGAGGCCACGGTTCAGGTCGCTCGTGTTCACGATCCGGGGCTTCCCATCGACCCCCGGCAGGATCACGTCGTTGCCGGCCTCGGCGGTGGTGAAGCGATCACCGGCCCGGCGGGCCCGCTCGGATTCCTCCAGCCGGCGCTGGAGCTCCTGCTTCTGCTTCTGCAGTTCTTGGGACTGCTGGAAGAAATCGTCGCAAGTGTTGGCCATGATCAGCAGCCCTCCTCGGCGGCACGTTGGCGGATGGATTCCAGCTCCGCATCGATGGCGTCGATGGCTCCCTTGATGCTCTTGGGCTTGCTCTTGGGTTTGACCCCCTTGCCGCCCGTCTCGTTCAGAAGTTTCTCGGTGTCGTTGAGCAGCTGGTCGATCTCCTTGAACATGCGGCGGTCGCTCTCCACCAGTTCTCTCAGGGTTTCTCTCATGCCATCGGCCACGGGGGTGCGGCTGGGCTCCTTGCCCATCACGGTGGTGGGCATCACGCCGTCATCCGGGGGCTCGCTCAGCCGCAGCCGCTCGGGGCGGACAGGGGCCTGGATCTCTCCGGCTTCCGCCTTGGGCGCGGGCGCCTCGGCGTCATCCCACCCATCGATCATCCCCAGCGCCTTCTTCTCCTCGAAGGTGCGCTCGTCGTAGCCGTAGGCCTCCCGCAGTTGCTGCTCGGCCTCCCACCGGTTGGCGGCATCGTCCAGGGCCTGCTCACCGGTCAGCCGGATCTCATCCTCCAGGGCCTGGGCTCCGGGGCTGCCGGGCTCCACCGCCTGGCGGGCATGGATGTCGGCAATGGCGTCGTCGGGCCGCACCCTTGGGCCATCGCTCAGCTCGGGGATTGGGGTGGTGGGCGGCCGGGCTTCGCCGTTCCGGATCGCCCTGGCCGTGATCCGCATCTTGGCGGCCTCCAGCTCCGCGCCCGTGGGCCTGGGCTCCACTGGCGGCCCGGCCTGCTCGGGCGGGGCGAACAGATCCACCTGGTCGGGGTTGGCCTCGGGGACCGGCGCCTTGCCCATGGCGGCGTCCATCTCCCGCTGCAGGATCGCCGGCATGTCATCGGCCACCTGGCGCGCCACCGCCGCCGGCTGCTCACCATCGGCGATCTGCTGGGCTGCACGGTTCAGGCGGTCGGACACCTCGCCCGTCTGGTACTTGAGCCGGCTGAAGGCATCCAAGGTCGCCGTGGACTCCTCGGCCACCGCCTTGGAGCCGGCCCGGTCGATCGTGTTTGCGGCCTTGCTCTCCAGTTGGCCGGCGGCCCTGGCCACCCCACCGAACGCCTTGGCGTCCTTCCGCAGCAGCTCCTCCACCTGGCGCACCAGCCGCACCTTGGCCCGCGCCCCCTCGTCCACCCCGTAGCTCTCCATGCCGGGGATGCCCCCCTGGCGGGGCTTCACCGCCGGGGAGCTGGCGGTCATGGTGCCGAGCTCCTTCAGCTCCCAGTCGGGGATGTTCGGATTCCTCCGCACCTCATCGGCCAGCATCCGCATCCCGCCCTCCGGCAGGCCCGAGTCACCGATGATCACCGCCTTTCGCAGGCTGATGTCGCCCTTCACCGCGGAGCCATAGAGGTCGTCGGGCAGCTTGCTGAGCGCCAGGCCATCACGGGCCCAGCTGCGCTCCCCGGTCATCCCGGCGGCCTTCAGTTGCTGGGGGGTGGTGAGGCCTGATTCCCGCATGAACTTGGCGGCATCGAAGGCATTGCCCTGGCCTTGGGCGATGTTGGAGATTGCCCCAAAGGCTCGGGCCGCTGATGCCTTGGTGGCCGTGATCCGGTTGATCGGGAGGCTGGGGATCCCCAATTTTTCGGCGAGCGCAAGGCGGTTGTGACCGTTCCCCATGTATGTCTGCCCGTCCGCTGGGTCGTCCCACACATCCACCACCCCCTCGGCCTTGGGGTTCCAGAACTCTTCGTCCGATAGGGACGCACCGATCTGCTCGCCCTTCTCGTTGACCCCACCCTTGTACTGGAACCGCACCGGATCCCGTCTCATGTCGGCGGTCGCCATGAACTCCTGGCCGCTCAGCCGCTCCACCAGCACCGTGCGCCCCTTGTGGGACAGAGACCGCAGCGCATCCCGGATGTCGGTGGCTGTGGCGTCCTCCCAGCCGCCCCGCATGTTGATCAGCTCCTGCACCACCTCGGGGGAGGCGTCGGGGTTGTTCAGGGCCCTCAGTGCCGCCGGGTCCACGGCGTCCAGCATCGCGCTCCAGCCCTCAACCTCGCCCATGCCCTCCATGTAGAGCTGGCTGACCCGATCGGTGGGGGCCGCCACCTGATCGAAGCGGATCGGCTCGGGCTGCGGCGTCATCGCCTGCTCCTCCTGGAACCGCTGCACCGGCTCGGTGATCGGCCCATCGGTGCGGTCCAGTTCTCGGATCTGCTCGGGGGCGAGCTCATCCAGCGTCTTCAGCACATCAGTGGCCTCGGGCAGCTCTGGGTCGAAGTCGTCCCATGGGTTCACCTCCGGGTCCATGGGATCGGGCAGATCCCCCTGCTTGGGCTTGGCGAACCCCTCCACCGCTGCGGTGTTCTGCTGGTTCATCGCAGCGATCTGGCTATCCACGTCGGCCAGTTGCTGCTGCAGGGCGGGGTCCGCCGCAGGGGTGGGCGCCGGCTCCTGCCCCAGCCGCTGGCGCATGGCCGCATCAGCCTCGGCGAAACCCGCCGGGGGCTTCTGTGGTGCCGCATCGGCCACAGCAGGGCCCGGCCTGGTGGCGCCATCCCCGGTGTCCTCGGTCACCCCGCCCTGGTTCAGGCGGCCCCGGGCGTTCACCTCGTTCTGTCTCAGCCTCGCCCCCCGCAGCCAGCGGGCCGTGGCAGGCAGCGCCTTGGCAGCAGCGCCGATGGTGGCACCGACCGCCTGGCCGCCCACCACGTTCCCCATGAAGGTGGCGCCGGCCGCATCGATCATGTCGAGCTTGCCGGCCTTGTCCCCCAGCCCGCCCGGCAGCTTGGTGCCCAGCATCTGGTTCACGAAGTCCACGAACCCGCCGCCGGTGTTGTCGTCCAGGAGCTGGCTCAGGGCCTCGTTCGCGCTGAAGCTGGCGGCGCCGCGTACCATTTTCCCGGTCAGGGTGGCCGCCCTCAGCGCACTGACGCCGCCGGTGGCGGGGGCCAGGCCAATGTTCAGGAGGAGGGAGCGGTTGAACATGTCCTTGTCCCGCTCCCCCCTCGTCTGCTCGCTGGGAGGCTTGGCCCCCAGCAGCCGGTAGGCGTTGTCCACCCCACCGTCCAGGAGCGGCCCAAGCCGCCCCCCGCTGGGGTCCGCACGCTTGGCGCCTCGCGACCGCTGGTAGGCCGAGTAGCCCATCCGCAGGGCGTTGTCGGCCACCCCAACCGGGCCGGCCAGCATCTGGGGGGCGTTGACGTTGCCGAAGGCCACCCGCGTCATCGCAGGGTTCACGTTCCTTGCCAGCCGCATCATCGACCGCACCGGATCCCTGCGGGCCTGGCGGAACTCGTAGGTGACATCGTTGGCCAGCTGCTGAAACGGGTTCAGCGGCCGGCGGCGGGCGGCGGGCCGTGGCTTCGGCTTGGCCTTGGTGTCCTCCTGCGGCACAGAAGGCAACAGGTCTGCAGAGGAATCCGTGCCGACGATCGTGGCTTTTCCGTTGATGATGCGGATGCTGGTGGGCATCAGGGTTTTCCTCGTTGGTTCGGATCGACCATGACCCGGATGCGCTCCACACCCCGGCTGGTGGAGCCAAACAGCCTCGTAAAGGCTACCGGTGACAGGTCGATCAGGCGATCCGCTGGCTTCTTCTCAGTGCCGCCCATCTGCCCGGTGTCGTTGGCCCAGACCCGGACTTTCCGGCCGGTGTTCACGTCCTCCACGATGAGCCATTTGTTCATCAGCCTCGGCTTCAGCGACCACTGCACGGCTGCAGTCATCTGCTTGCCGGTGAACACCTCCCCATTGGCGGTCCTGCCACCCAGCACCCCATCACTGCCGCCGCTGCCGGTGTAGAAGGTGGCCATGCCGGTCATGGCCCCACGGGCGCCGCTGCCGCGCCCCCCTGACGCGCCAGGGCTGCCAACGCGAATCAGCCCGATGGCCCCGCTTCGGGATGGGTTCAGCTTGCCGCGGGTTGTCTCGGCAGTCCCCATCCTGCCGCTCAGGTGCTCAAGGTGAAGATGTGGCCCCGTGCTCCTACCGCTGCCAACCTCTCCCTTCGCACCACCGGAATACGCAATGATCTGATTGGGCGAGATTGGCGTTCCGTTCCGGATGTTGTCGGGGATGCGCGAAAGGTGCGCCATCCGGATCACGGAACCATTGGGGAGCTGGACATCAACGAAGTTGCCGTATCCCCCATTGGCTTCGGAGGCCCTGCTGTTCGTCCTGGAGACGCGGACAACGGTCCCACCTACGCCCAGGCCAAGCGGGGTTCCTTGTGCGATCGCGGCATCCTGGCCTTCGTGGGGGCGGCGGCGGAACGATTCATGCGCGCCGAAACCGCTGCCCAGTTCAGCGGGCTTTAGGCCCCGTGGGGATGCCAGCATGGTCTGGCCTTCCGATCCCTCGGTGAACCGGCTCCGCAGGGAATGGAAAGGCATCCCGCCTCTGCTCGCGGCCCTGGCCGGCTGGATCCCCAGCATGATGTCGGCCAGCCAGTTGCCGGCCACTGCGAACGGGCTGGGCCTGCCGGAGCTGCTGATCTTCTGGCCGGCGGCGGTGGCCTTGTTCGCCTTGTCCAGCAGCCGCTTGCGCTCGGCTGGCCCCAGCAGCCCGGGGTAGCCGTCGCTCTGGCGCAGGAGCCACCGGGCGGGGCTCATGCCGGCGGCCCTCGCCGCACGCTGCACGGCTGCGCTGGGCGCCTGCCCATCCAGCACCCGCATCACCTCCTTCCTGGCACTGGGCTTTTCGAGGACGACATCGCCGCGCTGGAGCACCTTCGGGTCCACGTTGTCGAGGTTGCTGCTGGTGACCGTGGGCGTCCTGCTCCACTGCCGGCCGGGTGGGGGCGGCGGTTCCGGGTTGCCGGTGCCGGACTGCGGCGGCTCCACCTTCCCGCCCTGGACGCCCGGGCCGCCGCTGAGGCCACCGGGGAACAGGTACTTCCGCAGGTTCTCGTCCTTGGTGGCCAGATACTCGTTGAGGGCCTGGGTGGCGATGGCGGTCTGCTGGGTGTTGTTCAGCCGGCCGCCGGCCTTGACCTCCGCCTCGTCTATCCGCGCCTGCATGTGCTTGCGGGCCCCCTCGGACAGGCGGGTTGTAGCGGTGCTGAGGTTGGCATCGTTGAATGCTATGAACCCCTCTATGTCCTTCAGCCCTAGTTTCAACGCCGCCGCAATGCTCTCCGGATACTCGCGCTGCAGTGCCGCAATGACCCCCTGTCTCAGGATCGGGTCGATGATCCCCCGCTTGCTGTTCTGCGCCTCCTTCTCCTTGGCGGTCGCCATGACGTGGAACCGCTTCAGGTATTCGGCTTGGACGTCATCGGGCATCCCGGCGATCCGCGCCTTCAGTTCCAGCAGTGCTCTGGCCCGGTTGAAGCCTGCCGGGCCGATGGCGTCCAGGGCACCCAAGAGCTCCTCCGGGCCGGTTCGCACGGCTTCGCGCTCGGCGATGTTGCCGACGACCCGCCCGTACTTGTCGGTGGCCTCCAGCATCTGGGCCTTCCCCATCCCCTTCTTTTTCCATTCGGCTTCCAGCTCCAGCAGTGCCGCGCCCCGCTCGGGTGACGCCTCCGGGTATTCGGAAAGCACCATCGCCAGTTCGTCCTCGTAGCCCCTCTGCAGCGTTGCCTCCTGCCGGGCCTGCTCCTCATACCTCCAACGCTTCTCTGCCCTTATCTCCTCACGGCTCTGACTTTCGTCTTCCGCGAAGTCAGGAGCGAACATGCTCCACGCCCGCGGCCTCTTGCCGTCCTTGCCCTTGGGCCCCACCGGGACCCCCTGCAGGATCTCAAGGAACTCCGTCATCTCCCCCTCTTCTTCCTCGGTCTTCGCCTGGGTCAGCCGGCTATAGGTGACCTCTCGCAGGTAGTCGATGGTTTTGCGGATCGTTTCCGTGGTCTCCCCCCGGAGGCCCATCTCTGCCCGGATCCTGCTGATGGACTGGCCAAGCACCAGCTGCATGACGTTCTTGAAGTTGGGGTCACCCACCGCTGCAGTCAGAACGATCCGTTCGCCAGTGTCATCGTCGAATCCCCTGTAGGTGACGCTCCCCTCCGTCCTGGCGTTGGCGTAGCTCTGCAGCATCTCCACGGCAGCCATCGGCGCCACGGTGCTCTTCTGGAAGGCAGAGAAGGCGTCGTAGTGCTCGGACGAAACCCTGTCCCACGCCTGCGCGATCTCCGGGTTCACGTAGTCCTGGAAGCCGGCGCTGGTCTCGCTCAGCCCGTACTTCTGCAGCAGCCCCTTGGTGGCGTCCACCTTGATCTGGGCCAGCCGCGGGTCGTTCGGCTCCCAGGTGTTCGCCTCCGGCGTGCTGCGGTACGCGTCAAGGACGGTGGTCTTCACCTCCCCCGCCGCCAGCCGGGCCAATTGGTTCTCTCGCCCGGCCTGCCGGAACGGGTTCACCCGATCCATCAGCTGACCGGCGATCGGATCGACCGCATCCACCGCCCGGTTCTGTGCCGCATACTCAGCCCCCGCCCGCAGCCGCTGCTGGTTGGCGAGCACCTGGGCCCGCACGGCGTCGTTCCGGCCCTTCTGATACTCGGTGCTGGCGTAGAGCTCCACCCCGGCGCCGGCCGCCTTGGTCAGCGCGGCGTTGAAGGGCTGCAGGGCATTGGCCAGCTGGGCCCACTGGTTGGAACCCTCCGTGCTCCCGCCGGTGCCTGCCACCGTGGTCTGCATCTGCAACGGGTTGCTGCTCAGCACCCGAAGCTGGGGGAGGCCAGCCTGTTGGTTGCGGGCTGCCGGCCGCAGGAAGGTGTCTACCCCCTGGGCGACAGGGACGATCGAACCGCCTGGTAGTTCTCTCATGGTCGTCACTTATCGAGGAGGGAGCCCTTCACTGCCCAGCCGGCCATGGCACTGCTGGATCCCGAAAGGGGGTTGGACTTGCCGCTGCCGGTGTAGGACTGGAACCGGTTGGTGGCCTTGACGCCGTAATCAATCCCGCTGAGCACTGCAGTGCCGATGCGGAGGCCGGCGGCGGCACTGCTGGGCGCCGCGCCGGTCATCGTCGGGGCCCCGGGCAGCACCAGCGACGGCAGCGGAATGAAGGGCGCCATCGGCTCCAGATAGGGCTGGGCCTCATAGAACGCCTGGCTGTTGTAGGCATTGAGGTACTGGGCCACCGCCCCCGCCTGCTCCCGCCGGTACTGCCGCTTCCTCAGCCCCTCATTGATGGCGGTGATCGTCTGGTAGTCACCCTCCTGCCGCAGGAAATCATTCATCAGCCGGTCGATCGTGGCGCCCATCTGCGGGTTGGCACGGATCGCGGCCCGGTTCTTCAGGGCCGCGATGCTGTACTGCTGCAGCGCCACAGCATCGGCCATGCCCTGCTCGCTCAGCCGCTGCTGGATCGCGTCGGCAGTGGCGACGAACTGCTCGCCGGCCGCCTGGCGGGTCTCGCGCACGATCTCGGCCTGGTCGATCTGCTTCACCAGATCGACGTTCCTCTGCGACCGTGCATAGGCGAGATCCTGGTTGTACTGGACCGTCTGCGCCCAGTAGTTCTGCTGCTGGTTGGCCCGGTTGATCGCCGTTTCGATTGAGGTCCGCCAGCCGGCGTAACGTGCGTTCGCCTGCTGCAGTGCCTGCTCGTTCAGATACTGCTGCTGCTCGGCCCTGTTCGTCGCAACGGCGCCGAAGATGTTCAGGCCCGTGTTGACGGCGCCGAGACCAATGCCGAGCAGCGCAGGAAGGGCCATTACATCTTCAGCCTGAAGTAGTGGAACAGGTTGCAGCTGGGTCCGTGCGGCTCAGGTGGGAACACCTCGAACCCCAAAGACTGCAGCCACCGCACCGATTCTAAGTTGCGTGCACAGACCCAGTTATGGAGCAGTGCCCCGCCGCTCTGCAGTCTCTCCTGCACCAGTGAATTGATCCAGGCCCTGGCACCCCGGGCCAGTTGCCGCCGGTGCGATTCGGTCGCGGTGAGCGCATCGGTGCCGAGCATCCAGACAAAATGCCCGTTCACCCCGGCCAGGCCGCAGGGCTGCCCGTCGTCCCCTTCGATCCCGATCACCACATCGCTGTGGCAGAAGGCATCCATGCACGCGATCTGTGGGTGCCGGCCCTCGGCCGCCTGGAGTTCGAAGCGGTCAGCCTGCCGCAGGTTGCGGGCCACGGCGCGGGCGAAGGCCCCCGATGGGCGGACGATCCTCATCGTGCCTTCCCTCCCAGGATCCCCACCCACTCCAGCGTGGTGAACTTGCACGGCCTGGCGGTCCCGTTTCGCAGCGTCACCCTGGCCCGCCGGCCCTCGCTCATGATCGGGATCGAGAAGATCCCCTCGGCCGCCGGCCCGGGAGCAGTGAACCGGTAGACCGCTTCGGCCCGGCCCTCGGGCGTCACCGTGGCCTCGAAGTAGCCGCTGTCGTGGTAGCGGAGCTTGGCGCTCCGGATCTGGGTCCGCACCTCATTCAGCGCCACCTTGCCGCCCCCGATCTCCTTCATTGCCTTGAACCGGGTGAACTCGTAGAAGAAGTCGTAGGCCTCCCCGAAGAACACCTGGGCTGCGCTCCAGTTCCCTTTCGCGGTGATGGTGGTGGCCCACATGCTGGCCGTGCCGATCCTCACCCCCTCCTCCCAGGCGCCGCCGCTGCCGTAGGCCGACCACGCCTGCACGGGGCCCGCCGCGTAATAGGGCAGGGTCCAGGTGGTGGTCTGGGTCGTTGCGTTGTACACCCCGGGCGCCACCCGCAGGGCCGCCGGTGTCGCCGTGGTGGTGCTTACCCGCCGGTCCAGCAGCAGGGGGTGCAGGGGGCTGTCGTCGTCCACCTGGCGGTCAGCCACCCGCATCCGCTCCAGCCACACGGACCCGTCCGGGTACTGCACCAACAGGTACAGCACCTCCTCGACCACGCTGATCTCCATGATCTTGGTGGCGCCGTTGATCTGCCAGTAGCTCCAACTGGCCTGCACCCGCTCGCCGCCGGCCCCGCTGTTGCGGAAGAAGAACTTGTGGGTGTAGATCCGGTTCCGGTAGCCCGCCTTCTGGCTGATCGCATACCAGGCGTTGCCGGTGGCGTTCACCGCCAGCCGGAACACATCGCCAGGCACATAGGAGCCGGCCTTCTCGTTCAGGCCCTGGGCATCGGCCACCAGTGCGTTGCCTGCCCCCCGGATCGAGAACTCTCTGAACTGGGTCCACTGCCCGTTCTTCTGGGCGAACACGATGGCGCCGGCCACCTGGATAGGCCGCACGTCCGGGTCGATCTCGTACTGGGTAAGGACCGTGATCTGCGCCGATGCGGGGGTCAGTGCCTGCTCGGAAGATCCAAGGCGGAATTGCAGCTGCTCGGAGAACAGAATCAGCTCGTCCTGATAGGTGACCGCATACCGCAGGATCGAAACCTGATTGTTGCTGGCGCTCAGATCGATGGGGTCGCTGTCGAGAACTGCGATCGTGGTCTCGGGGAAGAACTCGAAGAAGTCCTGTGCCCGACTGAGGATCACCGCCTCGTCTGACAGTATGCCCAACCGGTTCCGATATACGAAAATGTCGTTAATCGGCTTCCCTATAAATGTCGGGTCAGGCGCACTTTCGTAGTCCCCAGCCGTTCGCCCGCCCCACTGCGGCAGTTCATAGCCGCTGTAGGTGGTGCCATTGGCCGGGCCGAAGTAGAACTGTCCGCTCGCCAGGCGCACCAGCACGTGGGGCATGGTGGCCGGGTTGATCTTGTACTCCACCCCGGGCGCGACGGTCTCCTCCCAGCTCCCCTCCCCGAAGGTGCCGCCGCCAGTCCGCACCTGGAAGCTCACGTAGTAGCCGTCGTAACGGTTGCCAGGATCGCCCACTACCTCCACCTGATACCCCTGCGGGGCGATGGTCGGCAACTGGGTGAATGACTGCACGCTGTTGGTGATGGCGGTGATGTCGGCGTTCGCCCGCGCATCGGTGGCCTGCAGGGTGATGGGGTATTCGCTCATGAAATGCAGGACCGATCCCCTCTGATCCATGTACACCCAAGGCGTGACCACCCCGCCCGTAAACAGGGCCTGTCTCAGCTCGGTGGCGATTCCCTCAGTGCTGATCGGGTAGGTGGTCGTCGTGCCGCCGCTGACGATCACCGGCGCCACCTGAGTCGTCACGGTGGCCTGGACGCCGTTTACGTTCAGCTTGTAGGTCTGGCCATAGCTCGCGGCCTTTACCCACACCAAGGCCTCATGCACTGCCCGGGGGGTTGCCGGGGCCAGGGCGTAGTCCATGGCGGCCGACACCAGCCGGTTGGAGATGAAGGTGACATCGGCGATGGATGTGGCCCGCAACTGCCCGTTCGGATCGGTCACCCCCGCCAGGTAGCCATAGCCGCTCGGGGCGTTCACCGTTCGCGGGCTGCCGTCGAGGGCGAACACGTTGATGCCACCGGCGCGGATCACCGCCTGGTAGCGCTCGTTCCCGTCGCGAAGGATCGTGTGAACGAACGCATCGCCGTAGCTGCCGTCGGATATCTTGGCCAGGGCCACCGTGGGATCGCGCTTCCGCAGCCCCTCGCCCAGGGAGCTGACGGCGTTGATCTGCTCCTTGGCCTGGGTCGGATCCCGCTGGGCATCCGCCTGCTGGGACACCCCCTGGATCAGGTTCGGGATCAGGTAGGTGGTGAGCTCAGCCACGGAGAATCGAGGTGCGGCGGCCGTGGACCAGCCCGAAGCCGGGGCTGAAGGTGGGGAAGGGCTGCAGCCCAGGGCCGGCGGTGAGGATGTTGGGCTGCTGCTGGTCGTTCTCCACCCGCAGCAGTTCCGCCCATGCCCTGGCCTCCTGCTCGGCGCTGCTCTGGCTCACCGCCTGGCTGGTCAGCACCCGCTCCGAGAACACCCGGGAGGCCCGCACCGTGACCCACCGGTTGTAGGCCTCGGGGCACTCGTCCCAGCTCAGGAACAGGATCACGTCGGCCTCCAGGTAGGCCACGTCCAGCTCATAGGTGCGGGCTTCCTTGTCGTAGACCCGCAGGCCCCGCAGCTGGAACCGGTGCGCCCACTGGAACCGATCGGTGGTGAAGCTCACCACGTTGGCTGGGACCACGATCTCGCCCGTGGAAACATCCCGCTCGAACCTGTAGCCCTCCTCCCGGTTCCACGTCCATCCCCTGGTCTGCCCCTCCTTGTGGAGCTCCAGGATCACCCGTTCGGCCATCATGGCCTCGGCGTTCTGCTCGTCCTCGAGGGTGGCCACCGGCGACTCGCCGATGGCGCCCAGCAGCACGTTCACCGCCTCCACAAGGTTCGTCCGCCCTGGGGTCAGGCTCTGGTTCAGCAGGCCCACGGGATGGCTGCAGGGGTGCAGCCCAATCGTACCGGCGAACTGCAGCCATGAAAAAGGGGGCCCCCTCACAGGCCCCCTGGTTCTGCCTTCGCCCTCAGAGTTTAGGGGATGGAGATGCTGGCGGCACACTCGGGCCTGAGACTCTTCATGCCGATGGCCATTTTGGCGGTCATCAGGTGAGCCTGGTACATCTTGAAGAAGTCACCGCTGGGATCGGTCATCTCCAAGGTGGGCCGCTTCAGGATCAGCAGGCCGGCGGCGTCCGGGTGCCAGATCAGGGCCCGACACTTGGTTAGATCCTGCTGGTACTCCGCGTTCCGGTCGCCGGTCACGTTGGTGTAGGCGGCCTGGGTGACGTGGTTCGACTCGATCACCGGGATCCCCTTGATCCGAAGCCGGGGGGAGCCGTCAGCAATCGAACCGTTCTCACGGCCGGCGAAGTCGGCGTTAATGGCGCGGGTCGATTCCAGGAGGAAGTCGTACTCGTCCGGCGGAACAGCACAGATGAGGTTGTTCGTGGGGACGCGCTTCTTCTTCATGGCCACCTTGGCGTTACCGATCAGGGAGATCAGTTCGTCGCCTTTGGCGGCCTTGGTGGCAGCGGCATAGCCGGCGCTCGTGGTCAGGCTGGTGCCGACCCGGTTGGCGTTGATGGCCTTCGCCAGCTGGGGGGTGCTCCGCTTGGAACAAGCAAAGATCACCCGGGCCCCACGGCGGTCCACGTCCTCAGCCAGTGCCTCGCCGGCCTGGTGGGAATAGTCCTGCCGCACCGAGTAGTACGCCATGGCCTCGTCCAGCTCGTAGATCTTCTGGGGCGCCACAAGCAGCGCATCCAGGTTGATCTCCTCCTCGGCGTGGTCCGAAGGTACGTTGGTGTCCATCTCCGCGATGTTCACACCGGGGGTGTGATACGCGGCGACGGCGCGGCCGCTCACCGGGAACTTGGCCGAACGGCCACCGGTGATGGTGCGGGTCTTCAGCTTGTCTTTGAAAACGCAGTTCTCATCGAACGAGGTAAGCATCTCGGCAATGCCGAGCCGGAGGAACATGGCGAGTGCGTCGCCGGTCCCTCCGATTTGCCCAGTACGGGCGAGGTTGATGGTGGCCATTGGCCCAGGGTTTGCAGTGAGCGACTGCTACCTCTCTGGGCCTGGCCGGGTTCTCCCCCTCGGGGGGCCCTCCATCCACTGCAGGGTTGCAGAGCAGACTCGTGACGCAAGGTTACGTCAGAAGTTGCTCCGTGCAACTGCAGCGTCTACTTCTTTTCGGTATTTCGGGTCCGTGGTGTAGAGCTTCCGGCCGCGCTCATCCGTCTTGGCCATGGCCGCCTGCAGTTCCTCCATGTCCTCGAAGACCATCCCGCCGCCGCTGAGGTTCGCCTTCCCCCCGGCGATCAGCTGGGGCTCCCGGGGCGTCGCCGCGCTGTAGCGGGCATCGAAGCCCTTCAGCATCGCCAGGGCCGCGGCGCGGTTGCCGCTCTCCAGCATCCCGTTGAAGGCTTCGATCTCGGCCTGATCCACGTTGGCGGTGACCCACTCATTCACCCGGGCCATGCGCTCAGCGCCGCCGGCCTGCTGCACGATCTCAGCCACGGCGGCCTGATCCAGCGGGGTGCCCTGGGGGGCGGCCTCGGGCGCCGGGCGGAAGGAGTTGATGTAGCCCTCCACTACTGCCTTGGGGTGGCCGGTGGCCTCGGCCAGCTTGTCGATCGTGGCGGCGTCGATCTCCTGTCCGGCCCGCACCTTGGCGTCGATCTCGTAGGGGTTCACCTCAGCCGACTCAAAGGCCGCTGTCAGGCCCTCGCCGTAGTCGGCGACGGACTTCTCGCGGTTGAACTCGGGCGCCTCCACCGGGGCGGGGGGCTGCTGGTTGGCGCGGTACTCCTGCTCGATCTGCATCAGCCGGAACACCTCGGCCGCGCTCTTGCCCTTGTATTTCTCGGGCAGGCCGTCGTCCTCGGCGGGGGCCGGGGGCTCCTCCTGCCCCTGCAGGAACTGGCTCAGCGGATCGGCGGCGCCGCCCCGGCCCTGCTCCTCGCCGGTCTGTTCCTGCAGGAACTCTTCAAGCAGTCCTTCCTGGCCAGGGCCAGCCATGAAGGCAAGTGGGTGCTTCTCGGTGGTGGTCGGGGTGGTGGTCATGGTTGGGTGGTGGGTTGTTCGCCTTCCGGCGGGGTGTTGGCCATCTGCTGGTAGGCCTGGGCCGCCTGCGCCTGCTTGGCGGGGTCAGCCGCCGGGGCGGCCATGGCGGCCTGGGCCATCTCCATCTGCCGCTGCTGCTGCATCTGCTCCTGTGCCGCCTGGGCCTCCTGCGCCAGCTCCTCCTCCGTCTTGATCGCATCGAGGTTTGGCAGGTTGCTGGCGGTCGCCATCTGGGTCACCAGTCGGTTCACCTTCAGGAATTGCGGCACGGCCTCGGGGCCCAGCAGCTTCACCAGCAGATCCACGAACTGGGTGATCCGCTCCAGGTCGTTGCCACGGCCAACGGCGGCCAGGCCCACGGACACCACCGGCTTGACCAGCCTCTTGTCCAGCGTCGGCAGCTTCCCTTCCCTCGTCAGCAGGGCGATCATCCGGCGCACGTAGGGGTGCTGGAACTCCACCACGAGGATGCTGTAGAGCGACCCCAGGGCGTTCTCCAGCTGGAGCGCCTGCAGCCGCACCTCGCTGGCTGTGGTCCGCTCGGAGTCGCGGAAGTTCTGCAGCATCATGGCCTGGGACAGCCTGGCGGTGATCCGCTGCTCGGTCTGGGCTGCCACCGCCAAGTCGGCACTCTTGCCCACCTGGATCGGAAACACGTCATCCGGCATCACGGAGATGGCCGCACCGTTCGCCGCATCGGTGAACTGCTTGGGTGTCACCTGGCTGTGGGGCTTCACCCCGAAGATGCACCGGGCGCTGATCAGGGCCCCCTCGGCGATCGCCTGGCTCAGCACATCACCGGTGTGCAGGTCGGCCATGCAGGCGGCCTCCACGAACCCGGGGCTGTAGTCCTGGCCGTCCAGGTGGTACATCCGGAGCGGGATCCAGGGCGACTCATCGATCGGGCTGTGCCCATTGGTGTCCGGGATCTTCTGCTTGTGGAGCTCCTGATGCCAGGTGACCTTCTTCGCCTTCCAGTCCCACTCGATCAGGGTGTAGACCTTCACCAGCTTGTGCTGGCTGCCCAGGCCCGGGGCCCGCTCGTCCTCCTTGCCCACGCTGGCCTTATGGATCTTCAGCGCCGCCTCGGGCAAACTCTTAACCGTGAGCTGTTCGCAGATCACCGCCAGGCTCGGCCGCCCGCTCGGCTCCCGCTTCAGCACGTACCGGCCCAGCCCGTACATCCGCAGCCCCTCGGCCGGCCGGTAGGCCAGCACGTTGCCAACCACCAGCAGTTGCAGCACCCCCTCATGCAGCACTGGCCGGTCGTTGCTGTGCTCGATCGCCTTCAGCGTGCTGCGCTCGATCACATTCAGCGCCTTGTCGAACTCGGCGCGCTCCTTCGCCACCTGATCCTTGTCCTCCCGGTCGGCGGTGACTCGGGCCATCTCGATCTCATCAATCGTCAGGCGGAAGAACGGCTCGGTCGGTGGCAGCAGTGCCATCAGCAACCGGCTTGCCAGGTTGGTGATCCCCTGCTGGCCCACGCCATTCCACGGCAGCGACAGATCAGGGGTGGACCCCGGGGTGGGGGTCTCCTCTGGCATCAGGTAGGGGATGGTCAGCTGGGCCGCCTGCTTCCCCCGGTTGATCCAGTAAGCCCGGTCACTCAGCAGATCGTTGTAAAGCTCCTCGGCGCTCACGTCACACCCCCAGGTTCAGGCCAGCGCCTGCTTCGTTCTGGGTGCTGCCGGGCGTGATCTTCAGGCTGTCCTTCCGCTTGCGCCGTGGCGTGGTCGCCTCCGTGGTCAGCGGTGTGGTGGGCGCCTCGGCCGTGGTTGTGGTGGCGTAGGTGGTGGTCTGCCTGGCGGCGGCCTCAGCAGCAGCGGCGGCCTCTTCGGCGGCCAGCTCTTGCTGGCGCTGCAGCGTCATCTGGGTGATCGTGTCCGTCTGCGCCTGCAGCTGTGCAGCCATCGCCTGCTGCTGAGCGTTGGATTCCTGGATGAACTGCTTGGTTTCCTTCTCCTGCTTCCGCATCGCCTTCTTGTCGTACTTCTCTTCCCGCTGGCGTGGCTGGGTTGGTCCTCCTCCGCACATGGCAAAATCCTCAGGTGATGTTGAGACCGACGCCGACCGCATCGGGGATGGTGCTGGCGCGGTTGATCCGCAGCAACCTCTTGCCCTCTGCCCGCTTCTGTCCGGTGCGGGCGTCGGCCACCTTCGGGGCCTCGGCGGTTTTCTCCGGCGCCGGGGGGCCCAGCAGGTTGGCCAGGCGATCGGCGTTCGCCTGGGTCTCGTTGGCGCGTAGGGTCTTCACCTGGGCCAGGTCTTCCAGCACCAGCTCCTGCCCCTGCAGCGCCATGTTCAGCCCCACCTGTGCCGCCTCGAGGACGCCTTGGCGCTGGGCCTTCATCACCTTCAGCTGGAGGGCCGCCTGCTCGTTCGCCTGCTTGTAGTTGGGGGATGTGATCGTGGCGCCCCCGCCGCCCCCACCGCCGCACATCAGTAGTGCCCCTTGTTGAGGTTGATTTCAGCCTCTACCAACCGCACCACTTCGACGTTGCCGGTGATGCGATCCATGGTGCGATGATCGGTGCCCGGGTCAGGACACCGATCAGGGAAGCGGGCCCTGAGCCACGCGAGATGTTCCTCGGTCCAGATCGGGAGCACTGCAGGGCTGCAGATGTTGGCCCAAGTCTACGGGTCCCCGCTATCGCTTCCTAGGCCTTGCCACACCAGGCACAGCCCGTGGCCGGCCCGGCGCCGCAGCACGTAGGTGACAACGGTCAGAAACTTTTTCTCCCACGGCGTACTGGGGTCGGTCGGCACATCCCAGGGGACTTGCTCGGGATCTTCGGGCAAGTTGAATTGGAAGGTGGTGCCCACGAGCCCGACAGTGACGAGGCGGCCATCCAGGGGGCCGCCGAAGCACTTGAAGGTGCGCTGTTCAGTCATGGTCCTCCACCTCCAGGTCGTGGGGGCCACCGACCAGTTCCCAGCGGCCCCGCATGACCTTCTGCTGGCCTTCCAGAAAGTGGGACAGGGTGGAGTAGGGGATGCTCCACCTTCTGGCCCATGCCTTGCACTGATCCACGGGGATCCGCTGCCGCATCCGAGACTTCAGATCGCGGATCACATAGGCCGGCGCCAGATTGGGGTCCATCCTGTCGTTCGCGGATCGCTTCACCCAGTACACCCAGGTGCCCCGGGTGTTGGCGTTGGGGCACGCACCCACCAGCCCCTTCCGCATGAGCCGGTAGAGGTTGCGGGTGAGCGTGTCCCTGCAGAGTCCTAGGTCTTCGGCCAGCTCGGTCTGGCTGGGCCACCAGCTGGGGCAGCGCTGCTCCAGCTGCACCATCGTCAGCAGCATCTCGGCGCGGATCGTGCCCCGGAGGGAGGTGAGGAAGGCGGGGTCGATCATGACGCCACACCTCCGTCAATCCGCCGGAACGACAGGACCCACACCAATGGGTTGGCGTCCCATGAGCCGTCACCATGGATAGAGCGCCAGAGCCGCAGAAACGCGCCCCGTGGTGTTCGTGAGTGCATGGACCGATGAGGAGCAGCAGTCCACCACGCCCCCGGCTCGTCACCCTGTAGTGAAAGCTCTGTGATCCCTTCCAACCGGGCATCGTCGTCGCTGATCTCGTGCAGCCGCTCCACCCGCACGTCGGTGATCTCCAGCAGGATGCGGGAGGCAGCGCGGGGCATGAAGATCGACGGGCGCCAGCGAAGCCCCGTCTGTTCGTCGTCCCATCCGGGGTCTGTGGCCCGATACAGAACGCCATCGGCGTCATCGGGGCATCCGGTGCCGCCTGATAGCCAGGCGAACGTCTCCCGCACCCAGAGCCGGTCCCCTGGCACGCCGTAGCGGCAGCGATAGGGGCGGGCGTCGGTGTCGTGCCATGGCCCGTTGATGAGCTTGGCAAGGCCATCTTCGTCGGGCTGCGGCTTCACCACCCGCCTTGTCTTCGTCTTGGTGCCGGCCAGGATGGCGCGGATCATCGGGCCGGAAAACAGGATCGGCCTTTCCTTCGTGGGGTCGATCATCCCGGCACCCACAAGCGAGGAACCCCCAGGTCGAAGTCATATTCCCCCGGGCGGAGGATGCGGGCGCATCTCGCCTGTTGCAGGGCGAACACCTCGGACTGCCCTGCCTTGGCGAAGGTGGCCACCACCCTCTCCCACATCTCCTGAACGGTGGAGGCCTCCCCCAGAACCTGCTCGGCCTTCACGGAGCCGATGCCCTTGCAGCCGGGGTAACCATCGGCCGTGTCACCAGTGAGGGTCTGGATCATCCACTGCCGATCTGCCATCGCCTCGGTGATCTCCAGCAGCTCCCCGTTCCGCAGGAGGACTCCCGGCACCGTGAGCATGTCCTTGTCGTCGCTGGCGATCACATCCCCCGGAAAGGCCAGCAAGGCCATGGCGTCGTCCCCCTCCGCCTCCGCCATGGTCATAGACATCCAGCCCATCCCCCGGCCAGCGGTCTTCACCCACTCGGCCAGGGCCCGGTAGCCGGCGGGTTTCTTGAGGCCCTTTCGGTTGCTCTTGTAGCCGGGGTAGACCCCGTAGCGGAAGCTGGCGGGGCCACCGAAAGCCATCACCGGCTGGTGGTCGGGGGCGATGGCCATCAAGTCGGAGACGATCCCCTGGAATCCCGCCTTGGCATCGCCGTGGCGGCAGAGGTAGGTCCATTCGTCGGGGGCCCACTCGGCTTCGTACTCGGCCGCGGCGGCGGCACGGAAGAGGTAGAGCTCGGCGTCGATTAGTAACTTCATGGATTACTCCAGTCGAATGTCGCGTTGATTGGCTGAACATGCTTCCAGCGAGAGATCTCCGTCTTGATCTGTCTTGCGTTGGCGCGGGACTTGATTTCGCCCTTTTCCCTAAGGTGCATCCTTCGCTCTCTGTAGGTTGCCTGAATCTCGGCTCCTACGCTGAAGGTTGGCCAAGAGTCCATCCAGTTTTCGGGGCCACTTCTCGCGGCCAGCAGCTTCACCCTCTCCAAGAACTCAATCTTTTCCTCTAGGTAGGCGATCTGCTTCATTAGAAATGTGTACCTTTCCCGATCTTCGCCTGTCAGCAGTGAGGGTCGGTACAGATTCTTCAGCGTCTTTTGCGCCTTAACCGATCCGCTCATCGGCTGGGCCTCTTGAAGGTGTTCATGGTGGCGGTGTGGTGGTGGTGTTGTGATACCCAAGGATTACAAGCGCCTCATCCAGGGCTTCGATGAACCCTGCGATGTGGTCGCCATCGGAGGCGGTGCGGTTGCGCTTCGGATCCCAGAACTCCTGGGCCTTCTCCTCCCGCAACTCGAGGATTCGCCAGATTTCAGGGGTCATGGCCCTGTCTCCTGCGATAGGCCGCGAGGTCTCGGAAGTGGCGGTCCTTGAACTGGGGGTGCTGCTCCAGGAACTCCAGGCTTGGGAGCACCGGACTCAGTGCATTGCCCCGGATGATGTCGTTGACGGACCAGAGGCCATGCAGCAGGCCACGCTCAAAGATCCGGCGCAGTTCCTCCTGCGAGTAGAGGCCGGGCTGCTCAGGTGGCATGGGCCTCCCCTCGCAGGTAGGCCTCCCACTGTTCGTCTGTCATCCCCACCTCCGCCCGTTTGGGTGGCAGCAGGGACTGTTCGCCGCCGGACGACATAAAGCACTGGTATTCGGCCCCGGGGTGGGGCTTCAGGGTCTGCGCCTGGCGGGGCAGCAGGGCCCGCTGCTGCTCGGTGGGCTGGAGCCAGGCCGGCAGGGATCCCCTGAAGCCATAGGAGCGGTTGGCCAGGCCCCCCTCGGTGCCATAGAGGTTGGCCATCAGCTCGGCCCAGGCGGGGAAGCGCAGGAAGTCCTGCCCCGCCGTGCCCTGGATCCACTGCTCGCAGGCCCATAGGAACTGCTCGCGGTCCACCTCAGGGAAGGCGCC